CCCTACAGCAAGACCTGCCTCGTTTCCGAGAACAAGAGTTGTTTTCGACAGCGTGGTGTTTGTCTGGAGAATTCTTTCTCCTTCCAAGAACGTGCCGGTAGGTGCTGTATACTCGATGATGTAATCGCTCTTATCAAAGCCACTAAGGTAAGGCTGTTCCACAAGAACGTAAGGGTCGATTGTGTAGCCAGTTCCTGGGTTGATCTCAATCAGAGTAGCAATCGTACCAATTGTAAACGCATCGAAGTTCAAGCAATCGAAGATTACCGAGTCCCCGTTACCAGCATTATTCTTAGGGAACCCGTACTCTGATCCTGGAACAGCTGTTCCCGTTAGCCCACCCACATCCATTACAAAGTTAATTGGAATTGTCATGTACGCCTGAGATAGCGTGTTAGTAAACGTTCCGTTACCCGCTAGACGGTCTGTATTCAGATAGATCGTTTCAGAGTCAGAGATAGAACCGACTTCGAAGTTAGCACCAGTGCCGCTCGATACTGCAACAACGTTTGCAACTGTCCCTGTATTGGTAGTGAATACCGGAACGTTAAACGTGTTCGTGAACGTATTACTTACATTGTGGACGCCGACAGTCAGTGTGACATCTGTAATAATTGCCTGGGCAGCGGAGTCGCGAACATTAAGTGGAAGAGACCCACTCGTTCTAAACACACCGTTTAGATTCTCAATGTCGATTCTACCAGAGAGGCCCGTGATGAATGTATCTAGAATAGTAGCGTTAGCAACTTCCACACCCTGTGCATTTAACTGATAAACTTCTGTGCCTGGAGCAAAGGAACCAGAAACTGTCGACAGCGTCAGTGTGGCAGCATACGGAAGACCCATCACAGTCGCTCTTGCAGAGGTGTTTGTGATAGCACCGATTGTTGCAGTGACAAGAGGATTGCTAACAAGGAATACTGTGTTGCCTGCGCCAAATGATCCGTTATTGGAAACGGAGATAGTCATCTCACCATTGGCGTTGATTAATGTATTGTTAGCATTATTGAGGATTGTACCAAACGCAACGTTGGTTGAAGAGTTGCCAATGTATACAGCAGCACCATTAGTAAACAGCTGGTTGTTAGATGCACTAGTATAAACGAACAGAGCCTGACGCTGAGTAATAGGTTCGAAGTATTCGAAGTATCTATCGAATGCTTTTGTAGTTGCTGTAATGCTAGCAGACGTACCACCAGATGTTGTAATTGTTACAGTAGGGTTGGCAGTAAAGAAACCAGATCCTGGATTGTTAATATTAATGTTAGTAATTGCACCTGAGCCATTTGTATTAACTGTCGCCGTGCAGTTTACGTAACTTGATCTTACCGTAATCGTATCTGAGTTAGAATAACCACTACCACCATTGTTGATTACAAAACCAGAAACGGTATTAGAAGGAGTGACGTTTGAAAGCGTCAGCACCTTTGTAGATACAATAACCTGTGATCTCTTTGCAAGTTCTGATGGTGAATAATCTGCAGTTGGACCAGATACTGTGTATCCCCAACCACCATCAAAGAACTCGAAGTCCACAACACCCGTCTCATTTGTTACGGATGCGATGCGGCCGATCGCCTTGTCGCCTCTTAGCGAAGTGAATGTGACGAGATCCCCAACCTCAAATAGACGTGAACCACCTGTTACGGTAAGACCTGTCAACGATCCAAGAACCTTAGGAAGGTCTGGGTATACAGTGTCAGCACGTAGAAGCTCATCGTTAATGAACTCGCCGGTGTAGTTTGAGATGTACAGAACGTATACGAACGTCCCTTTGATTCTTCTCTTAACATACTTCTCAACGAAAGCAGTAGCGCCCGATGTAACACCGGTGATCTGCTTTCCTACGAGATCAAGTGTCCTCTTCGAGTTAGAAATCTCAAGATAGATTGGCTTATACCATTGGCTGGCAGACAGACGCATTAGATCATCGCCAGGATAGTATACGGTAGCTGTGGATCCGTAGATTAATCTGAAGAATAGATCAATCGAGCGCTCTGTTCCCTTTGATCTATAGAGATCGAAAGAGTTCTTGATCAGCAGTTGCTTGTTCGTATTAATATCGAACTGAATGTTCTTTAGATACTTTTCTTTAAAATGAACAATGAACTGCTCGAGTGTTCTATCAACATCTCTGATCTGGAACAGCTTACGTCCGAAGTATAGAGGGTTGAGCTTGTACTGCTTCTCGACAAACGTCGATCCACCTGACGACGATACTACAGGAAGAACCTCATCACACTGAACGTTGCAGCGGAACGCATCAAACCCGTCTACAGAGACTAGAATATTATTACCCTCAACAGCAATAATAGTTCCTGACGTATTGCCCTGGGTAAGAGTGTCTCCAACCACAAAGTTTGTATTCGATCTTACCTCGAGCTGCTGGTGATTAGATTCCAGCCACTCATAGTACGCTTCGACGAACGTAACGAAGTCCTCACCCTCATCCAGATAGAATGAGGGGAACATGTTTTTTACAAGCGGAGAAATCTTAGCCTGTACGTCCTTCATTATTCTGAAACACCTAGAATTGTAAGGGCAATATCATCCTCGACGATATTTAGGATCACGTTATTTACCACGCTGATTTCCTTGTTGCGTGGTTCCGCTCTCAGTTTGATACCAGCACCCTCATAGTCTGATACAATAAAGTTGGACAGCTGGACTAGTCCAGTGTCGTAATCAATCGTTCCAATGTTGGTAATAACATTACCTCTTTGTGAAACAATGTTAACTGTTCCCAGACCATCGTCCTGGAGAGATGCAATCTCGTTGTTATATGTGAAGCGAGTAGATTGTAGAGTGTAGCCGCCTCGTGCCAGAGACTGAGTAGTGTCAAGAGCAATCTGATAGTTAATGTCTACAGTAGTTGGAACGTTGAGAGTTGGGGTGATGATCTTGATCACCTTAATGTTTGTTTCGTTAGAAATGATCGACGACTGTGTATTGTCGATAGCTTCTACTACGTTAGAATATCTGAACACTCTGTTAAAGTTGTTGAGATTAGCCTGCGCATATTTTAGGATAGATGATGTAACAAGTGTTCTGATATCTTCTGTCGACAGCTTGGTAATATTAACGTTATATTTAACTGTTGACACCAGACCGATGTATGTGTATTCTGGATTAACGAATACTGGATCGATTGATACTGGTGAGCGCGGCTTAAGGAATCTATAGTAGATGTCCTTCTTAGCCTCTGGCAGACCATCAACTTCCTTGAGGTCTACAGCGACGAATACCTTACCGAACTGAGGTGGATCTAAATCTTCACCACCATATGCAGAAACAGCGTTGACCTCTGAGAAGTTTAGCTTTAGAAGGTTCTCATAATCTTCTGTCGTAACAGCGCGTTCTTGAGTAGTGAAGTGGCGAGGTGCATTGTACTTGATTTCATCAATAGATTCTGAAACAGACCCTTGCGAAGCTGGTACATTTGTTGTAACAGTGATAGCTGTTTCACCATCGATAGTCGTATCCGCGCGGAATGAATTACATCCGTTAGGAAGCTGACCATTGGAGATTCTGTATTCAACAGAGATTACTGAGTTGTCCTTTGGAGCTCTCCCTGTAATGCCGTCACCGAATACGATCTCATAAGAGTCATTCTCACATGGTTGAACGAAGAACACTTTAGAGTTACTATCGATGTTGAATAGAGAAGTCGCTCTTGTATACGTGTGAACAGTTGCACCCACGTCTTCAACAATAGTTACGACACATGAGGAAATATCACAATTCTTGTTTGAAAGAATAAATCTCTGCTGGGTGTCAGCAGTGTATGTAAATGTATCGTTGACGTAATACCCTTCAAACAGAGTTACGTTCTGCTTCGAGAATGTAATAGTCCCGTTATTGTTAATAGAATAATCGGAAAGAATAACACTCTCACCTGTAGAGAATGTGAAGCTTCTGTTATTAAATCTAGAAGTGAATGTAGTGCCGCGAGCAATGGGAATAGAACGCTTCGATTGATCACCTGAAACAATGGTGATGTTCACATTAGCTTCTGCGGACTTGAATGATCGAGGAGTGTAGTTAAGTTCTTTCGCATGAGATACAACTGAGTCACGCATCTGAGCAGTGTCGAGGAACATCTCAGACGCCACCATGTTCAGATAGAACATATTGTGGAACGTGTTATACGACATGATGTCCAGAAGGACGTTCATATTCGATCCCTCGAAGTCGTAGTCCTGGAAGCGATCCTGAGACTTCAGGTATTGCTTCAGTGTGTTCTTGTGTGTATCGAAGTCGATGTTCGAAAGGATAATTGAAGAGTTGGCGGCCATTATCTTACTCTTTGGAGCGTAACTGTTATAGAAACTGGTTCTTGCTTATTTATCAGCACATAAACAATCGTCACTGTGTAACGATTTTTATCTTCCTCAGGTATCACATCAACAGCAATAACCTTGGCTCTCTGCTCATACTTGTTGATGGTGTCCTCGATGAACCTGCTAAGCATGTTAGATGTGAAGTTAGAGATAGGTTCGAACAGCAGCTGTCTGATACCGGATCCGAGGTCCGGTTGATACAGACGCTCACCAGGATTAGTCAGAAGAAGGTTACGAATGGAACGTGTAACGGCCTTCTCGTTGGTAAAGCGAAGGACAGCACCAGAGACCGGATGTGGGTTTAAGTTAACGAGGAAGTCTGAATACAGCTCCTCGGGATTAGTTAGCTCTGTGTACTTGTCTGCGCGTGCCATCTATTATACCTTAAGGTAGTTCTACTTTGAGGAATTCCGTTGTATTCTTATCAAGAGTTTCGAGTTCCGTATAAGCAGTCTTATTAAACTCTTCAATACTTGACGTATCAAAATTAGATAATTGCGTATTAGCAATGCCATTTAGTGCTGTCTGCGTTGAGCTGATAGTGCCCAATGAATCTGTCGCTGCCTGGTTAAGACTTAATATAGCATCGCCAAGTTCTGTCTGCAGTTCATTAGCAAGATCCTGGAGAGGGCCCGTAACATCCTTTAGAGCTGCTTGGGCCTCTGCTATTGCTGAAGAAATGTCTGCAACCGCTTCTGAGAGCTCACCTAGCTGGATCGTCAGCTTGATCTGAGCCTTAAGTTGAGGCACAGCTGTTCCTGTAGCCAGCTTTCCAAGATAGCTAACAATCGATGGTGGTGTAGGGCTAGGCATTGTAAGCAGAGGAAGAATATCCTTGAGAATATCTGCCTGAACCTTCGACACACCAGCTGTCAGCTTGCTCAAAGACTTGGAATGGTCAGCAACAATTAACTTCAGACTTTCGGGGTCTGTAGTGTTACGGATTTGATCCGCCATCTCTTTGATTTGTTGTTTATTAATTGCCATCAGTCTATCAACACCACTATTCCGTTTTGTACATGAACTGTCTGACCCGTAGGTGTAGTAAATGCACCATCAGCTCCGACAGACGAACCAATAGCACCCTTTGTGTGAATACTACCAGTAACCATTGTCATACCACCAGGAGCTGCAGACTTAATCGACTTCTGCGCCCCCTGAGTAATCGTTCCCTGAACCTGCAGGTCTAAATCTCTGGATGTAAAGATTGTCTTTGTTCCATCCGTAATATCGATACTCTCAGAAGGAGACTTAATTACAATTCTACCATCATTATTTATTTCGATGTAAGCACCCGATGAATGCTGAATGTTGATTCTGTGGTGCTGGGGTGTATCATCTAGTTCAATTACATGACCACCTCTGGTAGTAATTGTTCTATTATATGGATACTCTGCAGCATATGGAGAATCTGGCTCTGTTCCTACCTTGTTGCGCGTAGCAGTATTCTGACCTCTAGATAGTCTGCTCAGCGAATGTCTGCCCTCATCGTTGCCTGGAATGGTAGGAAACGATCCCATGATCATGGGCATCTGCTTCTCATTGCCATCCATAAAGAAGCCAACAACTCTTGAACCTACTGAAAGGTTAGGAGTGTCTCCAACTCCATCTACACATGCAGATGTTGTAGGAAGCAATACGTGAGCCCAGTCGATATCTTCGGTGCTGACACCATCGTCGTGTTCGTTAATTACACGAACTCTAACTCTTCCGAGCTTCATTGGATCCTGGACGTCTTCGACAATCCCTAGAAACCAGCGAAACCCCTCTTCACCTAACTGCCTTGTTGTCATTGTGTAACCTCTTGGAGATCGCCCTTGATAAGTTCAAGTGCCTGAGTATATTGAGGACGGTCTGTATTAAGGATGATGTGTCTTATCTTCGATACAAGGTAGTTACCACTATCTAGTCTCGACATACCAGCGTTCGCTTTGTCATCCGCACCAGATGGGAACCTACATTCGATCACATCTCCGACAGTGATATCAGAGTCCCCGTAGATGTGAATCTGAACAATGTTCTGAGAAATCTTCTGAGCATATGCCTGAGTCTTGGAAAGTCTCTCAGCCAGGTCAGTAGCCGGCTTATCAGAGCGTGCAGGAATAATTCTAGTTACAGTAGTCGATCTACCATGGTTAGATGTGAACGATGTTCCTCGCTTGTTAGCTGAGGTGGAAGATGATTGCTTAAACTGATCAGCACCGACATTGTCAGTGTATGTAACTCTGGTAACATCCCCAGTGATAATATCAAACTGCTGAACCTGGTTGTTCAGACCACCCGATCTAATCTCTGACATCGTGTCTGCAAACTGCATCTGGTTATACGCAATGATGTTACGCATCGTTACGTTTTCAGCTGAATCCTTACGAGATGTATCGAAGAAAAATATCTTATCAGTCGCATCATTCTCTACATCCTTGGCGCCCTGTTCGAACAGACGCTCGATCGTAGTAAAGTGGAAACCTTTGCGATTTTCATAAAAACAGAACGATGAAGACTGATACTGGTTTGATACAGCTCTCTGTCTTACATAGTCAATTGCTTGGAGCGGAGTCATTCTTGTAATAAGAAGTTTCTCGATACCTACAGTAGGATCGATAAATCTTGGCTTTGCTGTCTGTAGATCAATAGATAAAATATTATTAATGATATCAGAAACTGTTGCTTCTAGTGAAAAAGAAACGAGTGATTTTGAATTGGTTAGTAGCTCAGCAGACACACATTGTAGCGTGTAAGTAATTCTTCTATTGGATTCATTGACCTGCTTGTTCTCAATTCTATTAACTCTCATTAAGTACTGAGAAGGCGCACCTTTATTCTGCGGGGTCTTAAACGATAGCTTAACATACTCGCCACCGTTGATGGGGAAGTTCTGTAATAGACCTGTAGAATCGGCAATGACAAGCTCAGCGAACATTACAGGTGACAGTATGCTTTCATACAGATCAAAGCCCACACACTGACTGATTAGAGAGTATGCACGCTCCTGGTCATCGGACATTAGGACGATATCGATAAGTTCTACGTCACCAGGCTGAAACTTAGATACAGCTTTTCTGTTGGCACCTTCTGAGAGAGCGCCTGCAACAGCACCGACAATTTCACCAAGGAGCGCTCGCTCCACACTTTTAAAAATGTCCTTAATCAGACTCATTTTTGTAACATAATCCTTCTAAGATCTGCCTCTGCCTGGGATGCATATCTTATGTCAAGAAGTTTGATTGCCTTCTTAGCTTCGTTTAACTCTTGTTCATATTCTAGGAATGTAACCGGAGACCAGAACGCCGCATCGGTTGCTTGAATGGGCTGAGCGATTGTAGTAACTGTTCCTACTGTTGCTGTCGCTCCCGACTCTTGACCTGTAATTGTTCCGGATAGCGTTCCTGTCACATGCTGAACGGTAATTACACCAGTGCCAACATATGTGACGAAAGCATAATTAGTCCCATTGGTCTGGACTTCTTCACCAACAGTAAACGTTCCTGTAACAGAAGAGATAGTAACACTCTGAACCTTATTGGTAACCATCATGTCATCATCACGCTTCCTTACATACTTAGCAACGTTGAGAACATTGTCGAGTATAGGATCAAAGTATTTCTGCGTGCCATCGCCAAGGGAATTATACTGAGCTACAGTTAATGTCTGGTCAACATTATCATACCAGTTGTTTCTATACAGCTTAATCTTTCTTCCAGCTAAACTATATGAACCATACTTTGTAATAATATGACTGTTAAGATCATCTTCGGAAAGTGGAACGTCGAAGTAAGGGTCAACCATGTTATTGGTTAACCAGATCAGCCAAGTATATCCTGGGTTCTCGTAGTAGAGATTAGACAGGTGGTCGATTCTATCATTGGTATCCATCGTATATGGATAGAACGCAGTGCGTGTCTTTCTAATACTATCCGACAGTCTAGCGCGTGCCAGAAGATTCTTAGACAGCTGGTTGTTATATGTGATCGTAGGGAGCTTATCGAAATAGTTCATGTGTCTGCGGCCCCCGCTGTAGGATCTGTTGCTCCTGCAGGATCCCCACTAGGAGCCTCGGGTGGAGTCTCTGGCTTGTAGTCCAAGTTAAAAATACCCTTGAATACTTCTGCCAGGCCGCCGAGCAGACCACGGTTCTCTTCTGTGTCCCCATAATCCTTTGATAGGAAATATTCAATTTCCTTCATATTGATTGATAGCTGAATTGTAACAGGTTCGTTATTCCACCCAGCAAAGAATGCAGGAGCAGCGCCGCCAGTATAGTTGACATTGACGGACGACATGAAGCATCTTTTCATTTTGATAATAGAGTTGTCGGCCCATCCATAAGGCCCACTACCTCTACTATCCCATGGGAAGAAGTTCATCTGGCAGACACTTGGGTAGTCGAGAATAGCAGCCGACTCAAGGCCTGCGTTTGCTCTTGGAAGTGATCTCTTCTTCAATTCTTTGATAATTGATCTGATCGCTCTCGAATCTTGTTCGTTGGTAGCCATCAGATTCCACGTGTAATTCATTTCTCTTAGAACCGGACCTTGGAATGCTACTGATGGGTTAGGGTTAGGAGCAACACCCATAGCTTGCTGGAGAGCGGATCCAATAGCTTCTGCATCGAACGCATTTTCAATTGTAGCCGCACCAGCTAGAGATGCTAATCCCATCGTGCCGCTGGTCGAGGTTTGAGCCATACGATTTAGCCCCTCACCCATCGCTCCTCCACCTGCAGCCACAGCTTGACCTGCCTGTCTTAGGGCCTGAGCTCCAAACCCCACGATGTCTTTGTTAGCAAAGTCTCCAACCGCCTTGAGATCAACGTTATTATACGCAACTACCGTCGAGTCGTTAAGTTCCTGGGGAAGTGGAAGACGAATTACCTTTTTGCGCCTGTAGCTAACAGGATCGAATGGCTTGGGTCTATCATACTCAAACAGCGTCAGTGTGCAGAAATATTTTGCGGAGTCGAGCACTCCATAAGCTGATGATCTTGACATTAAACTACCGCATCCAGAATCATAGAGGCGTCTCTTTTTCTACTCGCCACCTTAGTAGAGGGGTTGATGTCGCTAATGAATTCATTAATATCTTCTGAAGCTCTTGTTCTAAGACGCTTGAGATCTGCGCTAGCAATTCTAGCTGGATCCTTACCAGCCAGAGCGTAATACATTTCAGCTTTCTGGTTGACAATAGAATCGGTTCTCTTCGCCGCGAACGCTGAAATCGAATCGAATGAGGCCCCAACGTTGAATAGGGAGTCTGTCGTCGATCTGGCTGATGAAACTAGACTCTGAGAGAGCTGCGATGTGACAGATGTTACAACGCTATCAAGAATTCTATTGCCAACTGACTTAGCTGAAGACTTGATGAAGTTACCTACGTTAAAGGCCATTACTTGTTCCTAAATTCGTTATAAATATATTTATGGCATACAAAGGTGTATTTAGGGCTCGAAACCCTAA